GGAACATATGAGACATAAACTGAGTGGGCATCTTACCGATACCTTGTTGGATAGCACCACGGTTGGTTTGGCTCATACGGAGAGTGTATGCCTGTTCCTTGGCTGAAATCCAGTCACGGGCCTTTGGTGTGGTGAGAGACTCACCCGGAAACTGTTTCCGGTACTTCATAAGAGCAGCACCAAATCCAGTAGTACGGCTGACCTGCTCACCCTTATTGAAGAAGACCATACCAGTATCACGGGTCTTATCCCATACCTTACCAACACTGTGTGTAGTAGCCCGTCCCGTCTTACTGCGAGGACGAAGTGCTCCGGCGGCTCCTTGGTAGCTTTCAGCAATGGACTCGCTGGTAATCTCGTACCGGGCAATGTCTACAAATAGTTGACGGGCTTCCCTCAGTTCCTCAACAGACATATCAAAGGACTTGGCATGTTTCTTGAGCCACTCGTCCATAACCTTACCGGGTTTCAGATCGAGAGAACCCATCAGCTTCCAGCCGAGGTGTGCTCCCTTGACACCATCAGTACCAGCCATTACCATAATAACAGGAGCATGAAGGCCTTGGAGTATCAACTGGAAGGGGTCAAACACGAAGGTCTTGAAGAAAGAGTACCTGTTCGCTAGGCCCACAGGGTTGCCAATCCTCATGTCTATCTTCGTGGCATCCTGTATACCCCCAGATATATTTTGTATCCACCTCTCAAGTGTCTCGTCACCGAAGCCCTTGGCACCGGAACGTAGTTCAAAGATACGTTTCAGTTCCTTCAACCGTCTGATCTCTGGGGTAGCACTACCTGCCTTGAGGGTATCGAGAAGGTCTAGGTAGTCCTTATCGGTGTAGCCCTTATGGATAGCCCCTTGGGGGTCAAGGATGTTCTTTACTTTCCGTCCGAGGGACACCGTAGCTGCTTGGTTGTACTGTGTATAGGCTAACTTCCTGCTGGAGGTATTCACCTGAGACATAATAGACTTGATGGGGTTGTCGTTGTACGTCCTCTCTCCACCAAAGTGAGTAAGAACCTTGTCCTTACGTTTATTATGGAATAGGTGGAAGTCGTCAAGAGTACCACCCTGCACAAATGTATCACCCTCTGATACAAAAGCAGTGTCGCCCCTCATTTTGAAACGAGTGGTAGACACCTTATCTACGTCGATACCCCTCTCCTTGACGAACTTACTAAATTCATCGGCTGTCTCAATCAGAGGGTTCCAGTCGTTGTTAGCCTTTACAACATCGTCACTAAGGTTTCCTGCCTTCTCTGCGTCGATCAGAAGGCTCATCTGTCTGGTCGCAGTCTCTGCCTGTTTACGGGTAGACGCAGAAAGAGTTACGTTAAGAACCTCATTCGCCTCACTGAACAACACAACAAAGTATTCGGCAGTAGGATTGGTACGAGGTCCACCCGCATTGTACCCTAGTACGTCGGTAGGCTCTAGGTGGTGTATCTCATCTGTATCTACTACGTAGCGGGTAGAACCCCATCCACCCTCCAGTTCATCAGCAACCTTGAAAATGTTCCGTGGCGTTCCAATATTACTACGTTTAATCAACTGACCATCGGCAGCATTCCAGACGTACTCTACGTCCTCGGGTATTTGGCTAACCTTTTTTGCAACATAGTGGTCAGATGTTTTGTTTAGGGTAATTCGGATAGACCGGAAACCCTGATTGTGCATCCTACCAATGAGGAGGGTGGACTGGACCATGTAAGCCAGTTCACTGGCCTGTACTGTCGCATGGTAGCCGTCGATAACTTTCTGGGAGGGAGGCTTTCCGTGGAGTTTAGCCCATTCAATGATGAACTGGTCCTCAGTCAACCAACTCTTTTGTCGTACCAAGTCCTCGGACTGGAGAATAGAGATAACCTCACCAACATCTTCTATCTGTTTACCAGATAGCTTCTTCATGTCCTTCTCTAGTTCCTTCAGGATTTTCCCTTCTACCTTGGCTAGACCTGTCTCGGCCCTTTCTGCCAGACTAGACAGACGGTCTACATCCCTAGCATAGGTGGATAGGGTACCCATTCCCCTCATTGCCTCGGCCACAGTCTTTGACACCATGCCTGTAATAGTACTGGCAGGATCGAGATTAAAGACCAGATCGTCTGTATTGATTACATCCTCTACCTCTACTAAGAACTTACCCTTCTCAGAAGAAGGGACTACCTTTGCTTCGGGGATACGTTTGGCTAGCCTCTCTGCCTGACTCTTACTCAGGGGCTGTCCATTATCCACCCTACCAAAGGTAGTATTAAGACGACCTGTCAATGGGTCAAAGGAGTAGTTATGTAAACTACGGTTGAACACGGAGCCTGAGAGGTACTCTACCCTCTTGCGTGTAGCACTAGCAACAGCATCAACATCAAGACCACCACTAAGTGCTCTGCGGGCATACTCCAGTAGCTCACCCGTTAGTGTCTTGGCTGTTGTATCTTCGATACCAGACTGTACTGTAGGGTGGAAGGGAGCCTTGCCTGACACGGGGTTGTTAGCCATCGGGCCGAGAGTACCCAGGTTTTCTACATCGTCTGTGTGTCCAGCAATCTTTACTGCGGCTTCCTCTGCCTTCTCTATAGACCGGGCAGAACGGCCCACCTGTGTGGCAACAGTAGGACCTGACTCGACAACCTCGTTTACTGTCTTTGAAGGGGCCTTTGCTGCGACCTCCATGGCATTCTTTAGGAGAGCCCTACGTGCTCCAGAAACAGCTACTTTAGATAATCCTCTTGCTCCAGACTTTGCCACCTGACCAGCTATAGGAACCCACCCCAGAACGTCAACGAGGGCATATATCTGCATAACCTCTAGGACATCTTTGTTACCCATAGTCAGAGCAATAGTCTGTAGTTCTGCTAGGGCCTCTGGAGACTTGTCGAGGAGAGCACCCTCTTTCAGAGTAAACTCAATCAGATCATCAAAGTAGGTCTTGAACTCGTCTACCGTAGTACTCCCGGCAATTTTACCGAAGATTTCGTCAGCAAGTTCTAGGTCAGAGTCTCCGAATATCTTCAACCAAGACTCGTAGAGAGGCTCATAGACAAAGTACCGGTCGGCAAAGTTGGCAATTACTCCGTACTGATTGGTCTGTTCCTGCAAAGTAATGTCAATGGCCTCGATAATGTACTGAACTTTCAGTGCAGACATACTCTCCAGACTGGTTTCATCCTCGTTTCGTAGAGACTCAACCTGAGCAGCAACGTAGTCGTTTACGTTTAGTAGGGTGGCTTTCTTTGATTGATCTATGGCATGTTCAGCAGCCTCTCCTACCGGACGTTCATCTTCTATAGACTTATCAAGTGATGCCCTTACTGCCATAGAGCCTTCGGCATGGATACGGGCTGTATCTTCAAGGGTCAGTTCATCAGACAACTTACCTGTAACCACAATAGAGTGCTGGTCCCGAAACTTATCCTTCTCGGGAGCCTTAACCTTTTTCTCTGGCTCTTCCCCTAGTGTACCGAAGGAGAGTTCTTGGCCAAGTTCTTTCACAGAGAAATCCTTTCAGTACCTTAACCGTTACCAAGACCCTCAAGTAGGCCTCTCGTTTTGTTTTTATGAGTACTTGGTTTCATTATGTTGTCAGTCAACTACCGTACTCAAACCCGACAAGACATCTCCGAAGGCCGAAAGACCTGCGGCACTTGACTGGAGTTGGCCTGCTTCTACACCTAAGCCACTTATCATACCTGTTGTCCCTAGGCTGTGGCTAAGCTGTCCTGCCAGAGGATTAGCCATAGTACCCGTGGATACTCCCAAGGCCTTTGCCCGTGCTCCAAGACGAGCCTGAGCAATCTGGGCCTCTCTAATGGCCGAAACCTGAGAACGTCTGTTCTGTATCTTTGCTGCCTCGGTACGTTTCCTAGCAGCCTGTTGTTGCTGTCCATAGGCTGCTACCGAGGTAGTAAGTCCGGCGATCTGAAGAATTGCTGATAGTTCCAACCCCATTTTATTTTCCTTCGTAGATTAGAATAGTACTGTTCTCGTTAAGTTTGGCAAAAGGCTTGAACCCTAGCATCCTGTCGAGCCTTAATATGTCTTCTCTCTCGTCAGGTACACAAGTGAAGATGGCCTTGTAACCTAGCATAGAGAACATCTCATAAGCCTGTTCCAAGAACCCTCTTATCTTCTTGAAGGTTTTGGTGTTCATCTTTGTCACCCTGTCTAGATGGACGAATAAAACCTGTTCGTTGTACTCGAGAGAAACTTCAAACCCATCCCCCTCAATTCCCCTGAAAAACCTAGTATCTTCGGTTAACACCTGTAAGCACCCCAAACCCAAGTAGAACAAAGTCTTTACCCGATGAGGATTCAAACCTGATCCTCATATTTCGACCTGTTCCCCTACATTTCAATCGTGTAACTACAATGTTATCAGGATAATCAAAGTTTGTCAAGTCCCCTGCATCAACAACAGGAACAAATTTCCTACGGTATGCCTCTTGGGGATCAGAGGATGTAGTCTTACGGAAATCCCAGAAGGTGGAGACTTTTAGAGACGAGTCCCTGATTACACTGTATGTACCGTCACCATTATCAGACCATCCCTCTTCAGTGGGACGGAGGTAGACTAGGATGTAGGGTGCAGTCTTTCTCAGAACCAGATCACCGAGGAAGTCGTAGCCAGCCTCTGCAAAGCTGGTGTACTCAGCGGAACCCCAGTCAAGGAAGTCTGTGCCGGAGAAGTTGGCAATCGACATTTTTCCTGTGGCACTGTTATACACCATTAGGGCAAGAGCAGAGTCAGACTGTGACAGTTGGGATCGACGCTGTACGGTAATCTCTGTTGTGTTATCGTTCTTAGTTAGGTTAGTCCCGGCATTATTCGTAACATCAAAGTCAATCAGTTCTGATCCGAATGCCTCAAAGTACTGACCACTTATAATATAGTCAGTGGTTTCTGCCTCATCTCCAATAGTCCATGGATAGAAACTCTGGGTAACAAGGTCCAGTAGGAGTACATTGTTCTTCTTATTGACCAGAGATTCACCGTTGTCCGGGTAGAACCAAGATACACGTTTATTGATCTTATCAAATACGGCCTGACACTGTTGCTTTGCATTACCGTCAATGTCGTCGAAGAATGTCTGGATAGTAGAGATTGACAGGTTCTGTTCCTGTAGTCTTCCAGACACTTCGTCGGGGATTAGGGTGTGGATACCAGTCTTAGACCACCAGACAGGCGCACCGTCCATGTCAGCCATCGTCTTATTGTTATTCATACCAACAGAGGATACCTTGGTTATTGAGTAACCTGTGGGAGAGAAAACATCGTCGATACCCCCAATTGCCCAGACACCATTCTCTGCGAAGATAACAAGGGAAGGCCCCATCACAAACATCCTCTGGATGTTAGCTGCTTCGGGGATATTAATCACCCCACCGTCTGTGTCTAGGAGATCGGAGAACTCCTCTGACGTAGGGTCGTTCTGTTGGAAGCAGTCACCCACCTCCGAAATACTGTCTAGTATTCGGGAGTACAACACACGACCAGAGTTTTGAGCACTCTCCAGACCTGAGTAGAAGACACGTCCTGAATAAGATACAACAGTCTTGAAGCGGCTATCCTCTGTCGTATCAAGGGAGGAGTCTAGAGTGTCTGGCTGGGCCTCGACGGTAGCATTATGTGCAGCAGCCCGTTGTTTATCAAAGAAGTCAAGGATGAAATGACCATTAGAGATAATAGACGTGCCGGAGTATACTTTTTGCCACTCGGCCTCTGAGAAGTTACCACTTGTGTCCTTACCACTGGACCACGGATGAGTGAGAGGAGGATAGTTTGAGGAGTTGGCTGTCTTGAAAGTAGTTAGTGCTGCCGACCCCTTCTCTCCAGTCCACCCGGAATTAGACGTGTCATACATACGAGCCATCGAGGGGCTGGAAGCCTCCTCATTCATAACAGTCTTGTCACTCTGCCAGATATAGTCCCGTACCCTTGGACTAATCTGGGTGGTAGATATCACTGTGTCACTGGTGTAAGAGATGTAGAAGGGTTCGAGGGCAGGAGAAACAACAACCAAATTACCGTCGATGGACGTAGCCTCGATCTTGGTTGATGCAGGAACATAGCTTGACGAAGCTGCCATAAAGGTACTGAGGTCAACACTCAGACTAGTTAGCTGCTTACCAGAGTAGGGTTCTTGTGTCGTCTTATAAAAATAGAGGGTAGTGCCGGTCTGGACTACCATCCAGTCCTTACCAGCAATACCCCCTACATTTTTCCATATAACTGTAGTAAAAGCGTCACCGGCCCCCACAGAAAAGGTGGAGTCAACCGCACTTGTCTCATACTCTACAGCAAGCCTACGTCTACGAGAACCGTCACGGCTCAGGACACAGTTATCTTCGTCAATCGAAGCATTTTCTGGGAAGGTGAGTTCACCTGCCTCAGTTATCAGACCCTTGATAAATGTGTTGACTACCTTCTGTCCGATTTTTTGAGCCATTACGTTTCTTCCGTTCCTCAGTTACAGCGTCCCTACGAACAGCAGCGGTAGGTTTTTTGTTCTTTAAGTACTGCTCAACAGCCTTGATCCCTGCTGGAATACTAGAGTACCTCCCACTTATCTCGCTTGGTACTGAACCCTTCTTGAACTTTATTTCAAAGAAGTGATGATCGTTTGGTTTTTTCTGGACCAAAATTTCCGAGTTCATCCTATCCGACTTTAGCACACAGGTCTGGTTCTCTGTGTTGTATTCAATCTTCATCTTCCGTAACCCGGCCTTCCCCTGTTGTTAGCTACCTTAGTCTTGTGTAAGTCGTTTCGTACATAAGACTTCAACCTACGTGCGGCCTGCTCGATCTTCGGATCAGTCCCTGACTTAAAGATTGAGAAACATACAGACTTGGACTCAGCAAGAAGGTAAGGGAAGAGTGTCTCATCCAGATCAGGTACAAAACCGTCTGTCTGGGAGAATGTCGGAAACTCTGTAATGAAGGCCCTTACCTTAGACGCCTGTAGAGTAGTCTCTACTGAGGCATCATAGGAGTCCATGATAATGTAGTTATCATCAAAGGACGTGTAGTACGAGGGCATCTTGTCATTCCAGATATAGATAGGAATGGAGTTGACTACAGTTGATACAGCAGTCTCCGATCCGCTCATGTTATCTATAAAATAGTCTGGACTAACGTACCGGATATCCCTCCAGCGGGGTGTCGAGTCAGTTGTTATATTGTACTCCACCCTTTCAAGAGACTTGGTGTTGGATGGGTAGGAGAAGTGGGTTGGACGAGAGGAGTCTCCTAGAGAGGTGAGTGTAGTCAGAACCATGTGCTCTGGTATCTCACGTCCAGAGATAATATTGTAGTAGGTATCCTCGACAACGGAGGCAATCTGTTGAGCCTCTACGGTGTCAGAAATGCTGTCTACATCCTCTGCGTCCATGTCAGAGAGTATCGACTGTACGATTTGCAGGAGGGTTGACTTCATTTAAGTTACTCCGTGAAAATAGTACGAGGGGAAGACCTGACATACCAACCGTTACATACGACTGAGTTGCCGGTAGAGTCCGTGTACATAGCAATCTTAGCTGGATTGTTTAGGGTTGTGGTGTCTCCCATGTAGAAACCTACCCATCTAATGATACCGTATGTACCGGCAGTTTTGTAAATCCTCCGGTCTATCTCCAGTGTGTACTCTGATGCGTGACCGTGAGCTAGGTCCATCCTGATAGCAATTTCGTCGTTTGCACCCGTAGTGGTTATTGAGAAGTCAAATCGAATATCGACCGTATCCCCTACAGACAGTTGGCCAGCAGCCCAGTCGAATTGGTCGGAGGCCGTATCCCATATACCAGTTGAACCGGGAAGTTTGTAAGTGGTGTTAGTGTCTGCACCAGCACCATCATTAGTAATGTCAATAAAAGAGCCACTAGTGAGGCTCTGGGAGGAGCCTGTATCGTTGTAGTCCTCAAAACCCTGAAGAACAGGTTTTCCCCAAGAGCCCGAGCCTGAGCCATCTGTTACAAAGACATCACCGGAGGTGGCCGTGTCAGCACCCTTTGGCTCATGGCACTCAGAACCAGTGAGAGATGAATGTTGAACCATTTCTGGGAACCTTCCTTAGAAAGAATTATACAGGAGTTTTCAATCCTGTCAAGGGTAAAGTGAGGGACCCCCGTAGGGGTCCCTCTTTTTCTTAGACTTCGATGTACTCGATCACCAAAGTTGCAACACCGGCAGTAAACGTACCAGTGTTAGCGGTGGTCACATAGGCATCATCAGAGCCGACACCATCCGCACCGCCGACCAGAGCGCCGTCACATACCACTGCCTTATCGGCAGCAAGTGCAGCGGTGGCTACAGCAGCATCAATACCATCGGCATCAATAGCTGTAGCATCCGAGTCAGCAAGACCAAAGTTGATGGATGTTCCACCAGCAGCAGCCGTAGTAACTACGAGATGTGCAGAAGTGATGTAGGAGCCTGCCGGAATGAAGGCATCATTAGCTACCACTGATTTATCAGAAGTCAGGTCCAGTTTTGCAACCAGAGTCTTCTTTGCTACTTCAGTAGTAACACCAGCATCCTTAGCAACACCGGCTCCACCATTAGTCAGGACGTACAGTCCATCTGAGTTAGTGTAAGACATTTTCTAGTCCTCCCTTAAACTGTGTCAATAGTTGGAATAACAACCATGTTCTCGGGACGATAGAGCTTAACGCCGTAGCGAGCAGTCGTCACCCACTCGTGACGTTGCTTGTCTTTGTTGTACTCATAGTCTACCTCGGGAGCCTGCCGCCATGCACCCACGAATGGGTTTACAGCACCATCTGCCGAGAAGAACAGGTTTGCCTTGCCGTTGGTAGACGAGAAGTCCACCGTGGTATCGTCACGGTCAGGCAGAGCAGAGTCAGTAACGTCAGCCAAGAAGTTCGAGGTATAAACGTCGAAGCCAAAGATGTTACGGACAAACTTCATACCCGAAGCAATACCAGACGAAACGATCCCTTCCCACTGGGGGTTGTTCGATACGTTAACCAAGTTTGACAGGGTATTAATGGTGTACTCCACCGAAGGATCGACGATAGCAACCAAGTTACGCTGAGGTACGTTAGCCTTTTTCAGTGCATGAAGAGCACGGGCAAAGTCTTCAACCTCAACGACGCCCGAGTTACCACCAGCCCAGCGGTGCTCAACACCGTCAATGGACTCGTTCGAGTTTGCCGATACACCAGACTCAGGGGCAGCCAGAGTAGTTGTCTCAAAGTGCTCCATGATTGACCGTTCCTGTTCAGGAACAAAACGGCTCATCATTTCGTTGGCGTAGAAGGCATCCTGACCAGCTTTCTTCGTCATGTACGAAGCAGAGGACAGGTACTGATCAATGGTGAACGTGAACTCACCAGTGTCCATCGGGCGATAGACTACATCAGTATCTTCTGAATAGTCGTCAACTTGGGCTTGACCAATTGACGGGATGTTCAGAGTATTGCCGTCACCGAAACCGTCCAACATTCGGACGTATTTCTGTGCCTGCATCTCGTCACGCAGAATCTCCTTAAGCTCGGCAGACCAAAGATCGGTACGAGTCAGGAGAGACATGTTACCAGTTGTCATAGACATTTAGGTTTCTCCTAGATTCCAAACCTTTCACCAAGACGAGACTTATCTTCCATCATTTGTTGCTGCATCTTAGGTGAATAGTAAAGATTACGATTTTCCTTCCTAAGGTTCTGGTAGTATCCCCAGTTCCTGTCAGAAGAGGCTTGTGAAGTTACACTCTCAGTTTGAACAGTTGAGTTAACCATCGGCTCAAAGTTCCGGGTAGGCTGTCCCATCAGGGATAGGAAGGCATTAGGGGACTCAGAGGCAATTTCTTGCATACGCTCCAGAGGCATTCCCAACTCTTGTGCTCTCTTATTGACTTCGGCCTGAGCCTCAGTACCGAACTGCTTTGTCAGTTCTTCTTCGACAAGCTTCTGGTTATGTGTAGTAACCGTCTGCTTCTCTTTATCAGAGAGTGCTTTATCGACAAGGCTTTTCAGGTCTTCCTCACTTAGCCCTACTGGTGTAGAAGGGTCTTGAGTGCCAGCAGTATCTGGGTCAGAAGGAGTTTGGTTCACAGTGCTGGGGTCTGTAGCCTTACCTAGCTCCTGAAGTAACTGAGCAGCATAGTCCTGTTTAGTCATATCGTCCCGCATTTCGGAAAGCTGACTTTCCAGAGACTCTATGTAGGTGTCTGCTTCGAGCTTTCCCTTGGCTAGTACCTCGGGGTCACTCCAGTTAGTTCCTTTAGTCTGTACAAGTTGATCGACATATGATTGTGTCGGCTCGGTCTCCGTGGTTGGAGTTTCTTCAAAGATTGACATTATTTCACCTTGGTTAGTGATAAGAGTTTCAACAGATCATCAAGCACAGCATTGTACTCGTTAGCTGCTATTTGACGGTGTTCCCATCCGGGCTCACCATAGTCTCGAATAGACGCTTTCTTTCGATAGTTCTTTTCGAGGACTTCTTTCAGATCATCAAATGCGTTCCGATGTCTGAGAATTTCTTCTTTCCGTTGTTCTTTGGCAGGTCCGGTTAAACCCTTTAGCCATGCAGAGTGCATTATTTCTTTTTCCCGTGCATCTTTCGGACCATGGGAAAACCTTCACTAAGGGTGCTAAAGACTTTATCGACGAAGCTCTTATTGGCCCATGCTTTATTAGGCGTCGTCACAACTTTCTTTTTCTTCTTCACCACCGGCATTAGATTCCCAACTCCTGTTTGGTCATAAGGTCTTCTTGGTTCCGTACATCGGCCTCTTGCAGGGCCTGTTGTGTTTCCATCTGTTCTGTGACCATCACGTTCTCACTGAACAGGGTCGGTTCCCCAAGTTCTTCTGACAGGATACGAGCAAACTCTTTACCAGACATATGTGAAGCTACAGTAGGATCAGCCAGTTTAAGTTGATACAACTGCTGTAGGTTCTGCACCCTTCGTGCTCGTTCAGCAAAGTGTCTGGCACCAATAGGAACAATCTTGCCGTTACCCGAGATGTCGTCTTTGGTAATTGTCTTGAACATTTCAACACCGAAGTCTGCGTCCAGTGAACGGATAACATCAGAAATATTCAGGTTACGTCTTGCCAGTTCCAACATATTGTTTAGGACAGGCTCAAGGAATACTCTTTCAAAGTGGGCTGTCTTATGCTCGAAGATACGGGAGGCTGAGTTCTGGAGCATCTGTACTTCAAATGCGGTCTTCTCACCCGGAGTACGGAAGCCCATCGCCTGCTTTGGAGCACCGGCCATTTCTTCCATCTTAGCTTCCAGAACCGCAATCTGCATGTCGGCCTGTAGTGCTGTGGCATCAGGAGCTAGGTAACCTACATCACCCTCTTCACCCATGTATATACGAGCACCTGGTTCAAAGTCAAAGTCCTCTACGTCTCCCCTTACTTTCAGGATCGGGTAGGCAATTTGATCAAATACGTCTGCCTTGAGGTTCTCTAGGTGGTCGATACGGTACTGCATACCAACCAAGTTGTCTAGTGGGCCCATAGCATAGAGATTGTCTGGACGGGGCCTCCAGCCTGCATGGAATATAGGAGAGCCTGCTAACCAACTGGGGTTTTGTGCATTGTCCAGTACAAAAGCCCTGTCGAGTACCGTGATAATCCTGTTACTGTGGTACTTCTGGGCCTCCTGATCGTATACACTTCCGTAGAAGGTAAGGATTTCTACCAGATCAGACTCGTAGTAGTGCCGAATACTGTTGAAACCATCAGCAACGAACCCACTATCCTTATAACGGTCGTCTCCATGTCCATTCAGAACAGCAGCACGGGCAGCTACACTACGATCAAGAGCCTTTTCAAGGTACTTGTTCTCTGGGTTCTCCTCCACCATCCGTTTAATCTCCCCAAGCGTCTTGAGGCTACGAATAATCTTCGGAGTGTCCTTGAAATTAGCTGCGGTGGGGTTAAATACGATATCAAAGGGAGAGATACGAATAAGTTTAGGACCGATGTAGTCAATTATAGACTCATTGGCCTCGGATGTCAAGTACTTCTGTTCCCAAGATAGGGTAGCAAAGCAATTACCGTACTGTATCCAGTCATAGAGTAGGTCTGAAACTGTATTTGTGAAGTCTGACTGACGGAGCTTTGTATCCATATAGGCTTGGATAGTATCTCTCTTCTGCTTTGTAGCACTCTCCTCGGTATGTGCCTCAAACCGCATCCACTGCTGACGAGGAAAGATAGTTGCGAAGTAGTTGGCATGGAGGTTATCCATGATCTGTGTCAGCTTTGGTGTCGTAGTGGAGTTTGACCACGGCAGCACGGCATTAGATGTAGTACGAGTGTCTGTGGCATAGAGGTAGTTACGGAGTTCTTTCTTTTCCTCCATCCACTTCACACGGTGCTGACCCCAACTGGTCCAGCGACTACTGATTTCTACAGCAAGATTGTCGGGGTTGATGATAGTTGCTAGGTCTATCTCATTCATTATCCAGCACCTCTGAATCTGTTATCGGCCCACACAATATTAGTCCGTTTTGACCTGTTGTAATTCTTTGCTGGCTTAACTGCCATATCTACTACAGCGGCAAGAGCATCCTTTACATCGTCGTGAGGAGGGTTCCTACTCGACAACTCTTCCTCTAGTACCTGAATGTTACCTCCACGGTAGTGCCAGATAGAGAGGTTGTCATAACGAGGCTCTAGGATAGAAGCTATTCGTTCTTCCTTCGAGCCTTTGTTTGGACGGTACTCATCAATAGACAAGGCAAGTCCATGTTCCTTTATGAGGTCTTTTAGCTGACGAACAATAGCCTTCTGGGCTACGGTAGTCTCTGCCCTCAACTTACGGAAGCCCCACTTGTTGTTTAAGTGGAGTATGTGCTCAAAGTATTCTGAGATACGATCAGTCTTAAACCTGTCGATATCTAGTATGAAGATGTTCCCAGAGTTATCAATACCTACTACGACAATAGCTGTGTAGTCTGCCTTTTTCCTGAGGCTGAATGCAAAGTCTACAGCAGCAAAGACATTCAGCCTATCATCCCTGTAGAACCAGTAACCATTCTCTTGAGCCAAGTGTTTACGGTCAAAGTACTGGAACTTGTCCGAGCCTACTGGTACGTTGTCCGGGTCGGTGGGATCGTTGTAGTACTGAGCACGGAACTGACCCTTGTCTAGGTACTGACCCCTTTTCTTAGCAAGGATTTTCTTGTCGAATCCGAACCACTTTCCGTCCTTACGCTGCTGTCGAGGCCATAGAAACTCCCCGGTTCCCTCTCCTAGGTCTTCAACAGGACGTTCAAATACCTCGTAGATATTCTCTTCGCCTATCTTCTCACCCTCTTCACTATACTGGTCTTCGACCATTTGAAGGAGATCGTTGTACAAATCAATAGGGTGGTAACGTGTACCTACTACCCATTCCTTTGCCTCTGCTCCTTCGATAGAAGAGAGAAGGGAGTACTGACTCTTAACCTTCCCTCGGCCCTCACCCGTGTATGCGTTCTCGAAAACGACCACATCGTCCAGAACAGCAATGTCACAGTGGAGGCCGGTTAGTGATGTCGTCAAACCACCAGTAAAGATAGATGGGTCTCTGACATTTTCTTGCTTACGACTTGGGTGGTCTAGCATAATCTCTGAGGTAGTCCACCGTGCTCTCTTACCCTCCTCGGAGTTAACGTGCTCAGGCCAGTATCTCTGGTAGATACGAGAGGTTAGAATTCCCTTGATGAAGCCTAGTTGTTTCTCAGCAAGGTTAGCTGTGGCAGAGATGTAGAGTATTCTTAGGGTAGGATCACGGGTAAGTTCCCAAGCCACTCGATAGGCAACAAGACGAGACTTGCCGTGATCTCGGGGAAATAGGAGAAGTTGGTGAGACTTTGCAGCTTCTCTCGTCCACCACGAACATACTTCCCCATGGCATTGACCGAGAACTTGTTCTGGTGCGACCAGTTTGATAAAGGTAGTAAGATCATTCTCAGCCGCTTCCCTAATTTCCTGTACGGTAACTGACACTACCCTTTTCTACCCCTCAGACTTTTCAGATAGTCCTCTAGAAGTTTACGTATTGATCTGATGTTCTCGTCCATTCGGGCCATAGTCACTGCTTGGCCCTGTACAACCTTTTCTATGCTTGCAATCTTAATGTCATGCCTAACAATGTCTGTTTTTGCTTGGTCCAGATCACTGCTTAGGGAGGACATAAACCAGACTAGGGCAACAGTCTGCATGACGATGGCAAAGATCAGTGTTATAGGGACTGATTTCGATAGGTGCCAAGAGTTATCTTCTGACATAGACTAGCTCCAATAAACAGTTATATTTAGACAAACTAGTCTTATGCTACAAACACATCCTTAGACGAGAACTTTTTATTGTCTGACAGACGGACATCAACCGTTCCCGATGTGAAGTCTCCTGTCTCTACACCAACACGGTAGAAGAGTTCCTCTGCATCATAGCCTACACCTTCGTAGGGTTCTGTGAAGGTATCTACGTCCAGCCATGTACTGCCGTTATCAAAGCTTCGTTGTACCGTAACGGTGGCAGAGAAGGTGCCTGAAATAGACAGATTGAAGTGGCCTGCAATCTGGAATTCATCAGTGAATGTATTCTGTGCAGTGATTGCTGCTGTTACATTAGCCATTATTCAGCCTCCTGTGCAGCTAGATGTGCCGCATAAGCGTCTTTTACAGCCTGTGAAAATACTGGTTTGCAGATGGCCTGAACGTCAGCATCCTCCGCTGTAAGGTCTGCGTCAGGTGACACCACATGCCGATGAAAGGTACGGCTGATTTCTGTGCCATCATCTGCGATGATAGTCGCAGTGCGTACTTGCACTATTTTGTAATCACCAATCGTGATAACTTCAATCTTGTCGTTAAGTGTTGTTTTAGTTAAAGCCATGATTATCTCCTTTGGCTAGGACTGTCCACGCACTAGGCGCATTACCATTGTGACGAATATGCAGGAACCCATACAACCGACCCATCAATGAGTGCTACTGGTATTGCCTTTGCTGTTGCGCCTGACGGTGTGTTTGTATTTGCTTTTACTCCAGCCGGTCTAAATACATCAGGTGTTTCAATGTATGGCTTTACTCCATACTGCGTATGCGCTCCAGCAATTAGATATATACCGTCAATATGGATAGAAGCATTAGCTGTGTCTGTTGGGTGGTATCCAAACTTTATTTCTAATTTGCTTGCAGCATCAGACAAAGAAATATTATGAATTAAAGTCCACCAATCGGCATTACCTCCAAAAATTGGCTCATCGTTTGTGCCACTGTCTGTATTTTGATTATATGAAATTAGGTAATCTTCGTTGGTGGTAGCTACACCATCGGCTACTTCAATCCTTACTCTCATTGGCGCAGCATTTGTACTTAAAGGTCTACACCTAACACCAACCGTCAAAGCCTCAAAATTATTATATAGTGTGCTTAAAAGACTGGATGATAGTTTTAGTTGATCTGCTAAATCTTGTTTAATTCCATAGAGATTACCAGCAACAGGACTTGCCACAGAAAGCAAGCAACTAGAATCATAAATACTTGCTGACGTAGCTCCAGTAGCATTTGTAATTCCTACGGTTGCACTTGCCTCTGGATTATACGAACTCCAAGCAAATGCAAAATCAGTATCATTAGATATATTAGCATTGCCATTTTCAAAGATAATAAAATCACCATTAACCATTAGGTTCTTTTGAGTTTGCGGCCCACTGATGCTACCTGTTTGCATTTGATTATCAAACAAAACATTGTAGCCAGTTTCTTTTTTACTGCCTGATTGCCTAACTCCAGAGTCATTGATAATCTGAACTACATCATTTGCATCTGTATCATGTTCAGTAGTTAACGGCGTTATGTTTAAAAATTGATGATTAGCTGTGGTAAAAATTAGTGGCTTAGTACCTTGTGAACCAGTATCAGAATGTAAGAATACATTTTCAATTACATTCTTTTTGTCAGTTATGTAGATGTCCCACTGAGACGGAGTAGCACCAGAAGTGTCAAGATCATCTCGATGGTAGTTAACAGCTAAAGTGCCGAATGTATTTAGCTCTGCATCTTTAATAGTTATAGACTGCACACAGAGCCAACAACGGATGCCACCTATGTTAGAAACTCTTAGTCCATCGTTTGCATTACCAGAGGTGTTAAATCCTTTGAACATTGCAGAAGCAATAAGATTATCTATTTGAAGATAGTATAATCCTTGAGTTGCTGAAGAAGAAATCTGCAAATCAAACCCAATTAAATTTTTAGTAATTGTATCTGAAGTTGAAAGCAGAGCAGTAGACGCATTTATATTTCTAATTGTTTTGTAATATACACCATGATCACAATAAACGCCTTTGGTATTTTGCGGTGCATTATCCATATTTAATGTAAAATTTTCAACAATGCCCCGATCAGTTAAGCTTGTACCAGCAGTTTCTTGACCAACCCGCAACATACCAGTCCCAGAAAATGCAGGATCACATTTAAGAACAGTCCAGTCTCCTTTGTTCTCACCAACAAATGAAACCAAATGACAATCTAATGTGCTTGAGATTAGATAAACGCCATACGGCGCAAATACAGTTCTGTTATTTGTTTTCCCGTCAGCAAGTGCATTTTGAATTGCTGTAGTGTCGTCAGTAACACCATCACCAACCGCACCATAATCCTTGATATTGATGAAAGCATCATCAACCATTCGATTGTTTACTTTTGTCAGTGCCACCAAGGAAACTCCTATGCTTTATATGTTATTGCAAAAGCAGCGTATGTAGTTCCAGAACTGGCCCAGTCCTGACTTGAGCCTGCATAATTAATTTGGCTTATAAATGTGTTGGATGTTGGAACGCTTGCTATAGTTATAGAAGCTGGGCCTCTACTATTATAACAAGTACCGATAGTTGACGATGATGATGTAAACGGCAAACCAGTTACTCTGATATTGCCTGCTGCCCCTGTTGTGTCTACAGCAGAAAACGTAATATACGCATGAACTCTATCTCCGACTTTTGTATAATTACCTGTTGCGGTAGGAGATAATCCAGCAGTTGTCACGCCAATAAGCGTTCCTGTCCACGTCCCCTCTTCATAGTCGTCGAACAGTTCACTTGTGCCAGTGCCAGAGGTGGCAGAGAAGTCGATGCCAAGACCGCTGTCTACAATAACATTGCCCGACAAATAAAGGTCTTTGAATTTTCCAGCCGCATAGCCTAAGTCTAATTCCCCATCTCTTTTAAGAAGTGTTTGAGGATTAAAAGGCAAAATAATGTTTGATGATTGATCAAATGCAATCCCATTATTTAACGTGCCAATGCCAATCTTATCACCAGTTACAAAAACAGAGCCAATATTAGAGTCATTTTCTTTGAAATAGGTGTAACTGCTGCCATCAACCGAAAGACCGCCTTCAACATTAACTTCTCCTTCAACCGAAAGACCGCCTTCAACATTAACTTCGTTAAATGTTGGGTTTCGTCCAAAAATGCCGCCTTGTTGCTTGATAGTCATGTTATACCTCATTCATCTGTTAAGTAGCTGCCACTAATCCAAAGATCACCTGCAGCAATTTGATCTGCTGGAGTAGTTACAAAGTTTCCTGACCCATCTTTTGCATAAATTCGCATCTCACTTGCTCCCGCAAGCTGGGCTGAACCAAAAAATCTATAGACTGACGTAAATCCAGTTTCTACTTGAAGGGCTGAATATTCAGACCGCTCATCTTCTGTAGCAACGCTGAATGGTAAATTCTCAAGATTTAGAGTGCCAGTCGGACTTGAGACAGAGGATACTGTAATGCGACCTTTAATAGTCACAACTCGATCCATTAAAGTCCATTGCAACAAATCTTGAGAACTATCTAATGTAATTGTTCCACTTGTTCCCGCAATTAATGTTGGAGTAAAACTTCCCTCACGGTAAATACTTATTCTATTTCCGCTGCTAGTAGAATATTCTGCAAAGCCACGATAATCTTCAGCACTATAATCATCGCCCCTTACCTCAAGTCTATGTCTGCCTCCAATCAATCCATTTGCGGAAAGATCATAAGTATCTGCATTTCCAGAGTGAACAATAATTTTGGTATTATAATTATAAGTTGCTGAACTTGTAGTTTTAAACTTTGATGCAGAATAAGAGCCAGTAAAGTAAGGGGAATTTAACTGACCTCTAACGGCTGCATCTAACCATATCCCATTGGTAGCACCCGATGCCCCATTGACCCAAGGATGATCTACTAAAAAAGAATTAGCAGGGCTTGAGCCATTGCCAATTTGTATATCAATTCCATTTCCTTCATAATACCCGCCAAGCACTTTGACAGAATTTCCAGAAAATCTTAGACCAGCAGTAGAAGCTAATTCTGGATTTGGCTCTATAACTGTAAAGCCTTCAACAGAAAAAATATCAATCCCAATGTCATACGCACCGTATGCGCTACATCCCTGCATGATAGCACTATTGGTTTGGGAACCAACTTTAATTGCAGACCCGCCAGTATAGGAACTTCCTCGGCTTGTAGAAATATTATACATCTTAGTTCTCCATGCAAATTTTACATGAAAATCACCAATGTCATTTGTTTGATTGCTTATAGAAAGATTTGAAAAATAACCATCATAGCAGCCAACAAGCTGAACAGTTTCATCCCAATCTATTCCAGATGGAGATTGATCAGAAACAGAACCAGTGTGTTGAATACCTAAATTTTCTATAGAACATCTTTGTGCAGATTTTGCTTTTGAAGTTATATCTCCAAGTGTAGCATCTAAATTATCAGTAAATGTTGATCCAGATAATGTAGCTGTATAAATAGCTGATGTTGATCCATTGCATTTAATGATTGTAGTATCTGGATTTAAACCAAATAGCTTTACTCTTTTAACAAGTGGGATGCCAGATGAGATTAGGTAAGTTCCGGCTGGAAAAAATACTTGGAAGTTATTAGAGTCTACAGCATGTATAATTGCATTTTCGATTGCATCTATATCATCCGTCACGCCGTCACCGACAGCACCAAAGTCCTTGACCGATACAAACTCCTGTAGCTTGGCTAGAACAGTACGGTTAGTGGAATCTGTACCACCCTGTGTGTAGGATACATTTGCAGCATCCTCTGCACCAAAGTCCAGAGTTTTAGTGACGACAATCTCGATACCTGCGTTGAGGGGAGGGGCCTCGGAGAAGGTAAGGGTCGTTCCTGAGATAGAGTAGGTAGACTTCTCCTGATAGACACCATCAATATAGACCTGTGTATTATCCTTGATAACTGGTGCATAGGTCATAGAGAAGTTTACTGTACTTCCGTCTCCTGTGTGATCGTCAGAGTGTAGGGTTGCTCCTGCACTACTCAAGTCCCCGGCAGATACAAGTGCACCATCTAGCTTTAGGGCTGATGTATTAACCGTGCCAGTATTAATGATATCCTTGGAGTTCATATCCAAGTCAGCGGTCATGGCATTTGGTGTACTACCGTCCAGAGACAGAGTATTGTCCAGTGCATCGTTGAGTGCAGTGAAGTTACCATTCAGGGTGGACAGAGATGCCCACCCCGTAGAGATGTCGGTCAGTGTCGCTTTTTTAGCCATTAATTAACCTTCAACCCGAGTCGTTTTGCGTCTTCACCTAACAACTGTAATGCCTCGTTGTTCAGGGCTGCTTCTTCAGACTGTTTCTTCTTCTTGCTGGCTGTGGTCTTCTCAATCCAACCACGGTCCAACAGAAGTTTAGCAGCAGAGAAGGAGCTTCGACCACCATCATTCATCTCCTGAGCAATAGCCATGATTGCCTGAGACTTCACTTTGATCTCTGCCTCTCTCTTCCATCTCTTGTAGTGACCCTTCAGTTGAGGGGCATTACGGATGGTGTCCCACACATGCCAGTTACCAAAGACCGTCTGAGCAAAGGTATACTCGGTAGGATCATTCGGAACCATCGACATGTATAGCTTCGACAGAGAGAGATAGTGCACACCCTTATGAGTATGATCTTCGTCCTTGAGAGTGAAGATAGCATTCTCTGGAGTAAGATAAACCAACTCTAGGAACAGGGACTTAGTACGGACAACACCCTTACTATTCTTTGTTTTGTCGAAGCCGTAGAGCATGGTTCCTCCAGAAAAAGTTTAATGGAGGAATAGTAGCACACATCAGAAAGAGAAGTCAAGCACTTTTTTCATAAATCTTCAAAAAAAAATAAATCGAAGAAAAATGAAGAAAAGTGTTGACAGGGGTGGCAAATGTGTTTATAATTTCATTACCCCTTCCGGGGTTCCTATATGTATACCCATCCTTAGAGGAGTAGCCTGCTTAGGTGCCCGCCGAGGTCCCTTTTGTCAAGGTCTATAGCAAAATAAATATTGCTATCTACTCCTCTTTTTTCTAGTAACTACACGATAACCTTCATAGGTACCCCGGTCCGACCCCCTGTCAAGAGATAGGCGGGTCTTTTTTTTTGCATTAGGGAAAATTTTACGAGAAAATCTGAGGGTGTATTGTACATACAAGAGGAACCCCCCAAACCCCCTGCCCCGACCCCTAGCAAATACAATATTTATTCCTGACAGAGCGTCACGTCCGGTGCCGGTGCGTGTCCGTTGAGTGGGTGAAGGCATCTGGATAGGAATACCTGTTTGATTGGTTGTTGTGTCACCTCCTATTAACCATCCATTCGGTTAACCAATTGATATCCCTGCTGCTCTTGAGAATCATTATCATTTAGACAAGCCCTACATTTAACATAACACTTGAACAAACCGTGAAATAACCTTGGGAGTAGAAAAAAGGACTTGACAACTCATATGAGCTGTGTTAGCGAATGGTACATCGAAACAAACCGGAGAAATTGAAAATGACATATCCACCTGAACATCTGGGACGCTGGAAAGAGGGTCAACGTATCAGAATACAACTGACAAAAGATTTCGTGAAAGCCTTACATGCCTATACGCATCACGTCTGGACCGTCAGTTACGACCAAACTCACGACGCCTATTTTGTTTATGACGACGAATATGAGGACTTTCTTGATTTTGTCGCAATCCATTGGGCAAATGATAACAATCCCCAAGATGTCGATGAAGACTCAAAAGATTACCTCGAGCGCATCGACGTTCAAATCGGACTAATGGCACCAACAGCCGTTTCAGGGATGCAAGTAGTTGAAGTGGGCGACCGTATTAAATTCAGGGCCGTGACCAGATCCGATGCGGGTGCTGTTTGGCGCAAGGTCAACGGCTTCTGGGGCCGGTGGCCAACTGTTAGATACCTCGGTTGGCACGATTTTCTTGTGCGCCCTAGTGAAATTCTTGAACTTGAAAAAGGATGAAAACATGGCTTACAATAAATTGAGCACTTACAAAACGGCATGGACTGAAAACGACAATGATGGTTGTGTCATATATACCAACACAAAAATAGTTGAGTGGAGCAAAGACAAAGTAAGACTCAACTCAGATGGATGGGAAACTGTCACAACCAAAAGAAAGATGAACCAATCAAGTCACCAGTTTGGTCTAGGCTTTGGTGTATTCCAGAAGGACTATGTTTGGTATGTTGATACGCCGCAAGGCGATACCGTTAAAT